GTGCTGTTTCCATAAGACGTTAAGATGCTGAGGAATTCGAGGCGTACGCCTCAAAGGAAGAGGCGGCAGCGGTAGACCCTAGTTTGGTTCTTTGGCGAGACCCAGGGGAAATACGCTGCCGCCCACCGACCTTCCGGGCCATTGGCCCGTCGTCTAAACACACACAAGGGGTCTAGCCTTGGCGTATCTGCGGCGATATTGGCAATTCCTGGCGCCCCGGCGCAACCATTTCCTTGACCGGCCCCCGGTTTCTTTTGCGCCCGCCCGATCTTACGGGCAGGGCCGGCGCTTCCCCTTCCGCCATTCGGCTAAGCCGAAAAACCTTTTGTCTAGTCCCTACCCAGCCTGGGGTTTCGGCCTATGACGCGCGCCCTTGAGCGGTTGCTGAGCAGCTTCGCCTGCATCGGCGCCGTCGTCATTGGAATGGTTCTCGGCTGGGCCATCGGTGGCGTCGCCATCGCGCTGGTGCTGCGGTGAAGAGCGACGCCGACGCGCTCGCGCCAAGCTCGCTTGACGCCTTGATCGCCGTGGCGGCGTGGCTGCTGCGGGCACTGCTGGTGGTCTCTCTGCTGGGCGCGGCGATAGCCTGCCGCGAGGTGATGGCGTGATCTGGGCGCTGACGCTGATCTTCGCATGGCAGTTGCTGGAGTGGCTGCGCCGTTGGTGGCGGCAATGAATGACCATCGCATCATTCACGCGCCGGAATACCAGCGGGGCATGCACAAGGCGACGGCGCGGCCGGGGTGCTACCGGACCATCGACGACGGGGTCGCCTGCGCCTGTTGCACCACGCCGGAGCAGCAGCAGACACTGCTGGAGCACACGCCGGGCTGCGAACTGTGCGCGCGTGGCCAGCGGTCGGCCTGGCTGTACTGGAAATACTGCCAATGACGGCGCGCGGGGCTTGCGCGGCACGGCCGTACGCGTTAGAAAGCGCGCGGGCGGCCGGCGTCCTTCAACATATCACCTTCGCCGGTACGCGTGTTTTAGGCCACGCGCCGGCCGCCCGTCGCAGCGTTTCCTCCTTTGCTACAGTGTTCTCTGAGCATGTCTTGACTGACCCTGCCGCCGATGGTGGCGGGGGTTTTTTCGCTGCCGTCCCCCTGCCTCCGAAGGTGATCCCATGAACACGCTCGCATTTCGCGGCGCGGTTATCCGCGACCGTGCCGAATTCCTGTGCCTGACCGACATGTGGCGGGCCGCCGGGTCGCCTGACAGCAGGAAGCCCGCCGTATGGCTGCGGACCAAGCAGGTTCAGCACTTCGTTGACCATCTGGCCTTGGCGTTGGGTGATAAATATCACCTTTTCGACGTGTCACGCGGGTGCACCGGCGAAACCTGGGCGCACTGGCAGATCGGCATTGCTTACGCCAAGCACCTGTCGCCGGAATTTCATATGTGGTGCAACGAGGTCGTCCGGGCTCACATGGAAGGACGGACGGCCGCGCCGCGCGACGATGCCGGCATAGCATCGCTGCAGGCCGCCTTGCTGGCATTGGCCGAGCGGGTCACCGAACTGTCGAAGATGGCCGATCCACGGTTGGCCGTCCTTGACTACATCTCGATGCGCGAAGTGCTCAACAAGGCCTGCGCTTTCTCCAAGGGCCGAAGGTCGCTGCAGGGGCGGCTGTCGCGCGCCTTCCATAACCGTGCGCGTGAGAAAGGCGTGGCCTTCCGGCGCGATCCGCACTCAAGCCAGCATCAATGGCTGTTCCCAATCGAGTTCGCCGACGGCTGCATGAAGGACTTCGGCTACGCGATGGTGGCCGCGCACAACGACGTGTCCGGCAGACAGGGCGTGCTGCCGTTCAAAAAGCCGGTGGTCGCGCAGACGCACGAAGAGGCGCGCGTCTGATGGATGGCGGCGGATCAGGCGGCTTGCTGGGCTCGGCGGACTCCGTCGCCTTCCAAGAACTCGATGCCATTGGCGCGGTAGACTTCAAGCACCTTCCGCACAGTGTCGGTGCTGGTCGCACCTCGGTCGTCGCGCTCAAAGCGGCTCAAGGTGTTCACGCTCACCCCGGCCTGGCTCGCGACTTTATCAAGCCGCAGGTCGAGAAGCGCGCGCGCCGCCCGACTCTGTGCCGGGGATATTACGATCTGCATTCCGTCTCTCCGTCCTTCCGTGATGGCCGTGCGGTTCATCTAATTCGCATTATAACGATAAAAAATCGCAATTCAATGTTGATTTCCCCCAACGAACGAGGTTATGATTTCCTCAATCCGCTGGGAGAAACCCATAGTCTGGTACGTCGCACTACCAAATATGTGAGTATTTTCACGGCGGGGCAACCCCATACCGAGGTTTCCCCATGAACGACATGCTTCTGAACTTCGCCGCGTCGCTGATCCTGCTTCCCGGCCCGATCCTGCCGTCCATCGATGACGTGGTGTCCCTCGTCAGCCCCCCGGCGGTCGAGCGGCAGGTTTCCGCGCCCGCGCCGCTGCCGAGCGTCGATAGCCTTCTGGCGCTGCCGGCCGGGTTCCGCGCGCCGGGCCATGAGGCGCTTTCCATCCAGCGCGTGAGGAATTGAGCATGACAAATCCATACATGATCGAGCGCCGCGCTTCGTCCTTCGACGCGATCTTCCCGCGCATAGATGCAAAAAACTGGGATTGGGCGGCCGAGCTTTTCGAGGAACTGGGCCGACCGTTCGCGGCGCAACGGGCGCGCCGGCTGGCCGACGAATTCCGCATGCTGGCGGACCGGCTCGACGGCGTGACGCCGATTGGCGCCGACGAAGATGCGGCCGGGAGGAACGCGGCATGATCAGCGTCGATCACGACACCTACTACGCGGCGCACCGCTTCGGCTTCGTCTCCAAGGCGGGCGGCCGGCTGATGCGGCCGAAGCGGGTCGAGTTGGCGGAGGGCGCGCAGCAGGTGGCCGGCGGCGAAAGTCGCGCCACGGTCAAGGAGTTCGCGACGCTGGACGGGACGGTGATCGCCCGGTGCGTGCAGGCGACGCACAGCCGGGAGTGCTGGCTGCGCGCCGATCTCGCCGAATTGGCAAGCGAGGCGCTGGTGCGGGAGGCGGCCGATTACCGGGACGTCATCGCCTCGCTGGCCGAGTTCATCCGCTCGACCGATGCGCAGGGCGCGGCACGCAACAACACGACCGTCGAGCAATACCGCGCCAAGCGCCACGCCGCCGGGGCGCGCTGGGACAACTACAGGGCGCGGCAGCGCGCCGGAGGGTTTTGAGCATGACCGCGATACCAAGCAACGTCGTTGCCTATCAGCCTCCCGCGCAGTCGCTCGGCCCGCTGCTGCCGACCAGCATCACGGAAGCGATGCAGCTCGCCCGCGTGATGTCCGAAGCGCGCATGGTGCCGGAGCATCTGCGCGGCTCGCCAGCGGATTGTTTTTTGATCGTGAACCAAGCGCGGCTGTGGCGGATGGACCCGTTCGCGGTGGCGCAGGGCACCAGCTTCATCCACGGCAAGATCATGTATGAGGGCAAGTTGACGGCCGCCGTCGTGCATAGCCTGGGCAACCTGAAGAGCCGGCTGTCCTACAGCTACAGCGGCGACGGCGAAAACCGCACCGTAACCGTCAGCGGCACGCTGGCCGGGGAAACCGAGCCGCGCACCGTCAGCGTCCGGCTGAAGGATGCCAAGACCAACAACAAGGTCTGGACGACGCAGCCCGACCAGCAACTGAGCTACCACGGCGCCAGGGTTTGGGCGCGGCGGCATGTGCCGGAAGTGATGCTCGGCATCTACGCGCCGGAGGAATTCGACGCGCCGCCGATGCGCGACGTGACGCCGGAAGCGAAGCAGATCGAGCGGGTTCCCGATAAGCCGCCGCTGGCGAAAACCGCACCTAAGCCGCCGCTGGAGGTGGCCGTGCCGGGCGGCTGGGACCCGGTCCAGTTCGAGCGGTCCAAGAAGGGCTTGCGCGAGGCGCTGGTGTTCATGGGCGACGCGATCATCGAGGGCGGGCCGCAGATCGTGTCCATGAACGACGCGCTGCTCGACACCATCGCGGCCAAGCTGCCGGACCTCGCCGAACAGGTGGCGGAGCTGCGCAAGGCGGCCGACGACGCGCTGCTGGCCGACGACGCGGTTGATCCTGTGCCGGAGGACGGCGACGGCTTCGTTCAGCGCTTCGTGGACCCCGATGGCGACGACACCTCTCGGATCGGCGATCTTCCGCCGAAGCACTAGCCTCCCTCCTGGCTGCTCGGGGTTCAGCACACCGTTACCCGAGCAGCCTTTTTTCAACCCACAGGCGTTAACCATGACAGTCAACCCCTACTTGATCCCGTCGCGGTCGGTCGTTTCGTTCTCGGGGGGGCGGACGAGCGCTTACATGCTGCGGCGGATCCTTGACGCGTTTGGCGGGAAACTGCCGGGGGACCGGCATGTGGTGTTCGCCAATACCGGAAAGGAACGGCCGGAGACGCTGGAGTTCGTTCAGGAATGCTCCGCCCGTTGGGACGTGCCTGTCGCGTGGTTGGAGTATGACCCGGAGGCGGAGCACAAGACGGGGGTCGTGTCGCACAACTCGGCGAGCAGGAACGGCGAACCGCTGGCGGCGATCTTCAAGGCGCGCTCGATGCTGCCGAACCCGACCATGCGGTTCTGCACGATTGAGGGCAAGATCAGGCGTATTCAGGCTTACGCGCGCCATCACCTGGGCTATTCGGCCTGGACAAGCGTGGTCGGGCTGCGGGCCGATGAAATGCGGCGGGTGGAAAAGCAGCGCAGGCGCGTCGCCTCCGGAAAGGACGGCAAGAGCGTCGGCATTCCGTGCATGCCGCTGGCCGAGGCCGGGATTACGAAGCGGGACATCAAGGCTTATTGGGACGTATCGCCCTTCGATTTGCGGCTTGAAAACGTCGGCGGCAGCACTCCCGAAGGCAACTGCGATCTGTGTTACCTCAAGTCGGCCGCGACCCTTGCCGGGATCATGCGGCGCCGGCCGGATCTGGCGCGCTGGTGGATAGATCAGGAAATGGGCGCGGCGGCGTCGGGGACGCTGCGGAAAGCCGAAATGGCGACGTTCCGCAAGGATCGGCCGTCCTATGCGCAGATGCTGGCCGCCGTCCAGGCGCAGGGCGATTTCGCGGATTACTTCGGGGACGACGGAGGGTCGGTTGACTGCTCCTGTACAGACTGAGGCCGCGCCGGCTCTGTCCGCGCGCGAACGGCTTATCCTGGCCGCCGTTGTTTGGGTCTTCGACCAAGGCTGCTCGGCGGCGCTGGCCGAGCTTGAGGACGCCGCGCAAGACTACATCGGCCGCAACCTGGATGGCACCGAACGGTGGCCGGCATGACCGGCACAGGCGACCATTGGGGACCGTTCTCCCCCGCCATATCGCACCCCGAAATGGTGTCGCGGCTGCGCGTGCTGCGGGCATTCGTGCAGGTCTACCTGGGCAAGACGGCGCCGGCATACAAAGCGCTCTGGCTGGCCGAAAGCGGCGACAGGGCTGAACTGGAGGACGCACGGCTCGAATTCGAGCGCATCCCGGCCCTGCAACGCCGCCGTGTGCTCGGCTCGTACGCGGCGCATTGGGCGTTCAAGGCCCAGCGCGCCGCCGAAGACGCAACCAAAAGCGGTAAATCCGCTGCAACAGCCAAATGAGGCAAGCAATGCTCTGGCTCTACGAGGAAACGCAACCGTTCAGTTTTTCGCTGGCCGACGAACTGACCGAGATCAGGGCGGCGCTGATCGCGCGGTGCGCGATGGGCGGTGACGATCCGGAACCGTGCGCGGTGATCGATCTGGCGGCCGCGCGCATGGCCCGCATGGCCGAAGGGGGGTCGGATGCCTGATCCCGCGAACAAGCCGAAGGTCCGCAAGCATCCCAATGGCAGGGTATGGGCCTGGACAACCGACATCGCCAAATTCTGCGGCCGGGCAAGGCATGACAATTTTCTGACCGCCGTTCGCAAGGTGATCGCCGAGGAGCCGGAGTTCGCGGCGAAGAACTTCCGGCCGGGCACCTATCAGGCGCGCAACAAGCAGCTCTTCGAGCGCTTCCGGATGACCCGCGAAGGCTTCGTGGCGATGTGCCGCAAGATGCATGGCATGCGCGATTGCGAAGTCCTGTACCTCGACGCCTACGACCTGTGCGAGTACCAGAGCCGGAAGCGGCGGGAGAAGGCGGAGCCGCTCGACCTTGATCCGGCGATTATCCCGGATGATCACAATGTCGTGCTCGACCTGAGCAAGGAGCCCGGCGGGCCGGAGGAACATGCCCGCCGCATCATCGAAGTTTCGGGCGCGACCGAGACGCCGGAACTGATGGCGAAGATCCTGCACGCCATGCCGCCCGCGCTGGAAGAGTATGCGCCGCCGCTGAATGACCCGGTCGTCCATGCTGACGGTATGCGGGTCTACGCGACGACGATGGACATCGCGGCGTATTTCCGGAAGCGGCACGACCATGTGTTGGCGTCGGTTCGAGAGATCATCGCCCTCCAGCCGGAATTCGGTCTCCCGAATTTTCGGGAGATCACCTACGCCGACAGCCACGGGAGGGAGCAGCCGGCCTTCGAGGTGACCAAAGCGGGGTTCGCCCTGGCGGTTGGGGGCTTCACCGGGGCGAAGGCGCTGGAATTCCGCATTCGCTACATCCAGCGCTTCGAGGAGATGGAAGCCGCGCTGAAGACGGTGCCCGATGGCGTGCGGCGCTATGGCTGCGCCGAGGATCTGCTGGCGGACCCGCACACGCTGCTGAAGCTCGCGGTGGGCTATGCCGAGAAGATCCAGACGCTCTCAGGCGAGAACGAGCGGCTGGAAACCCAGGTGTCGGTGCTGGAGCCGAAGGCTGCCGCGCTTGATCGTCTGAGCGACAAAGCCGGGACCATGAACCTGCGCAGCGCGGCCAAGGCGCTCGGCTTCGGGCCGGACTTCTTCAAGCGCCGGCTGGAGCAGTTGGACTCCCTGTTCCGCGAAGACGGCCGGCTGGTGGCTTACCAGAGGCACATCGATGCCGGGCTGTTCGTCCACAAGCCGGTTGTCCTGTCGCACCGCGACGGCACCGAATTCATCGTTAGCCAACCGCTGGTCACGGCCAAGGGGCTGGCGCGGCTGGCGGTGGCGTTCGGCGTCGGCGTTCAGGCGGTGCTCGGGCAGGGCGTGCTGGGGCTGAGCCGCGACGACGGCTTGAGCGACGGCGAGGCGGTGCACTGATGGCCGGCGCGATCCCGATCCAACTCACCGACGCCGAGATGGCGCTGTTCGCCCGCATGAAGCGCGACGAGATCGACCGCTTCCTGACCGAGTTGGACGAGCACGGCTGGGTCCTGGCCCGCGCGGTGCTCCGCGAGATCGCATCGCGCCGGACCTATCCGATGAACAACAAAACGAAGGGGACTAACCCATGAGTGGACTTGCGCCGCCGCACGGATCGGCGGACCCTACAAACAGCAACGCCGCCCGTGCGTCAACACTGGCGGCGGCTGGTATCCGATCCTCGGATACTGGTCATATCGGGGTAAGCCGACATGAAACCTCTCACGGTTTCCATGATCGCTATTCCGTGGGCGCTTTTCAAGCCCGCGATTTGCTTACCCCGTCTCAGACAGGGGGCTAAGCAGCATGACTATTCCCGTCCCATACAATCTGGAGCTTGAACAGAACTTCTTGGGGGACGCCATCTTCGATACGCGCTCGCGGATCGAGGAACTGGCGCAATCGATCCGGCCGGAAGACTTCTACGACCTGAAGCACCAACAGATATGGGCTTCTGCTATCGCGCACGCCGAGCATGGTGCCGCGCTGACAGCCGAAGGGTTGGCGAAAATCGTCGGCGACGATCTGCGGCCTTATCTGGTCGATCTTCAGGATCGCCGCATGCGGATTAACCCGGCCTACTGCATCAAAGGGCTGCGCGATCTGGCGCTGAAGCGTGAAGTTGCCGAGTTCGCCGAAGTGACGAAGAAGGATGCTTGCGACGCCGACCCGACCCGTTCCGGCCGCGAAATACTGGAAGCGGCGGAAGCGCGGCTGTACTCGGTGGCGGAGCACGGCAGCGGGCGGAAGCGGGCTTCCACCATGGCCGATGCCCGCCGCAAGGCGGATGCGATGATCGAGCGCGTCCATAAGAGCGGCGGCGGCCTGAGCGGCATCACGACCGGGATCGCTTCCATCGATAAGCGGCTGGGCGGCTTGCGCGACAGCGAACTGGTCATCGCGGCAGGGCGACCGGGCATGGGCAAGACCGCTCTTGCCCTGACGCTGGCGGTCAGCGCCGCCAAGACCGGCAAAAAGGTCAAGATCGTCAGCCTGGAAATGTCCGAGGAACAGCTTGTCCAGCGGCTCTATGCCCAGTTCACCGGCATCAGCGTACAGGAGCAGCTTAAGGCGGGGGCTCCAATGTCGATGTTCCGCCGGCTGGCGGACGCGGGCAACCTGCTGGATGAGCTTCCGATTTCAATTGATGCGTCAGACACACAGACGGTTACGTCGATCCGCGCCGAAGCACGCCGGGACAAGCGGCGGGACGGGCTGGACCTGCTCATCATCGATTACCTCGGGCTGATCCAGCCGAGCGACCCGAAAGCCCAGAAGGTCCACCAGATCGAGCAGATCACAACCGGGCTGAAGCGTCTGTCGAAGGAACTGAACATCCCCGTGGTGCTGCTGGCGCAGTTGAACCGGGGCGTGGAAAGCCGCGACGACAAGCGGCCGGGGCTGGCCGATCTGCGCGATAGCGGATCGATTGAGCAGGACGCCGATGTCGTCATGCTGCTGTACCGGGCGGAATACTATCTCGCCAAGGAGGAACCGGAGGACCCGAGCAAATATGCCGACTGGGACCGGCGGCGCAACGATGCCCGAGGCAAGGCCGACATCATCACGGCAAAGTTCCGGCAGGGCGAGGTTGGCACCGACACCGTGCGGTTCAATGGCGTGCGGCAGGTCTTCACTGATCTGGAAGGAGGCCGGTCATGAGCGTCACGGTCGCCGATAAATGCCGAAAACTCCGGGTCGGAGCCGCTGAAAAGTCGGTCCTCATGAACCTTGCCGACCATGCCCACGATGATGGCAGCAGCATCTTCCCGTCAGCGCAGACGGTTGCCATCGACTGCTGCCTGTCCCGCCGTACCGTGCTCCGGTGCTTCGAGCGTCTGGAAGATTTGGGCGTGCTGCGGCTCAAGGGCCGCCGTGGGTGTGGTCGCGGCAACACCAACCACTACAACATCGATCTGCAAAGGGTGGCCGAGCTTATCGCAACCGGGCCGCCGTATAAGCCTAGCCCGACACATCAGAAAAAAGGTGACACGGCGACGCCTTTTATCAACGGGGAAACGGTCGATATCACAACTCTAACGGCGCAAAAGTCCCCGGATACTGACCAAATAAAAGGTGACACGGCGACACCCATTGAAGCCGTAAAAGGTGACACTCTGTCCGTAAAAGGTGACACGGTGTCACCCGAACCGTCAGGAACCGTCATAGAAGAGAACGTAAGTCCAAGAGGACTTACGGTGCCCGAGGCACCCGAAGACCATTCGGAAATTCTTTGGGCGCTCATCCCTGCACTGATGCAAATCAGCGGGCAGAAGGAGCGTGCGGTGTGGGCGCTGATGAAGGCGTGGCGGAAGCAGTACGGCGCCGCGCTGGTCGTGCAGGTGATCAGCGCCACGATTGCCGAGAAACGTGACAAGCCGGTTCCGTGGATCTTCGCGACGCTGGCGGAGCGACAGAGGGCGGGGTCTGCCAAGCTGCGCATCATCCCCGGTGGCTACATTCCTGACGGCGACGATGATCCGCGCTGGCCGTTGCGCCTCGCCAGCTATCGAGACGGGCGGCCGTGGGAAGGCAGGTGGGGGGTGGAGCCGGGGCAGCCGGGGTGCCGAGCGCCTGCCCATCTCGTTGCGGAAATCCTGAAGGAGGGCGCGGCGTGACCAGCGAGGACCTGAAAGCGATGCGGGCCGATCTGACGGCGGCAATGGGGCCGCTGGCGGCGGCGAACGTCTTCTTCGCCTGGGAGAGGGCGATTGCCGAGCGGATGGCTCGGGAAGCTCAGACTGCGAGCAAAACCGCGCCAAACGCGATGAGTGGGGACGGGGGCGGGGCATGATGCGCGACCCGCACCGCTACGAGGCGCGGCTGATCGGCCAGCGCCTGCTGCTGGTGGACGTGAACCGGCCGCAGCGCATCGTGGCCGACTTCACCGGCTCGGAACTGCCGGCGCCGCTGACGGCGGCGCTGGCGACGCGCTGCGCCCGGGTGCCGGAGATGGTCGCCCTGCTGGTCGAGGCGGCGGAGTTCTTCCGCGACCACGGCAAGGCGCGGCGCAAGGCGGGCGTTCTGCCCGACCGGATCATGGCGCTTCTGCGGGAACTGGAAATGGACGGGTGGGTGGCATGAGGGCGGATCAACGCCGGCAGGCGGAAGCCGTGACGGTGATCGCGTTCCGCAACTTCGGCAACGCCGCGTTCCGGGTCGATCCGCGCGGCAAGCACTGGAACCCGCTGAAGGACGCCGAGCGGCTCGGGCTGGCGTGGTGGCCGGAGCGGACCCGCTGCGCGCTGACGCCGAAGGGGGCCGAGCTGGCGACGCAGTACGCGGGGGGTGGGGCATGAAGCCGGAGGAGGCGCTGCAGCGCGCCGTGGTCGATCTGCTGCGGCTGTACGAGGCGCGCGGCCTGCTCGGCTATGCCCACTGCCCGAACGGCGGCTGGCGGAATGCTTCCGAGGCGGGGCGGTTCCGGGCGATGGGCGTGCGGGCCGGGGTGCCGGATTTGCTGGTGTGGGCGGCCGGCGGCGCGTCGTTTGGGATCGAACTCAAAGCCGGGGCCGGGCGGCTGTCCCCGGCGCAGACGGTCTGGCATGGGCTGCTGCGGGCGCTGGGGCATCGCGTCCACGTCTGCCGGAGCGTGGACGAAGTCGAGGCCGTGCTGCGGGCGGAAGGGGTGCCGGGGATCGGAAAACTGATGGAGGCGGCGGAATGACCAACATCGTCAACTTGCCATGCGTTACCCGGCTGGACCTGCCGGCGGAGCGGGTCATCGAGGCTTTGAAGGACGCCGGCCTGAAGGACCTCGCCGTGGTCGGCTGGGACGAGGCGGGAGATTTCTATTTCGCGTCCAACCTGGCGGACGGCGGTGATGTGCTCTGGCTGCTGGAATTGGCGAAACGCAAGCTGATGGAGGCGGCGGGATGAAGCGAAAAACTATGGACACGGATCGCGCTAAAGCTGAAATCAACGCTAGCTATGTTGGGGTGGCCCGTGGATGCGGTCTGGCTTCGGAGGGTGCGCGGATAACTCCCCCACCCACAGGACGCATCACGCGGCGCCACGCCGAACCCTGGAGAGGCATTCCCGGATGTATCCCATGAGGCGGCCGGTCCTGCCGGTCAGCGGCGTGCGCTCGGACCACGTCTTCGTGCCCGTCGCCCTGCTCCGCCAGATCGAGGCGTACCTCGGCGATCAGCCGCAGCGCGACACGCGCGCCGCCGATCTGCACGACCGCGTCGTCAAGGCGCTGATCGCCGAGGGCCTGCTGTGACCAAAGCTGAAACCGCGCTGCGCCGCTCGCTGATCCGGCCGGAGCGCGACCAGCACTCGGACATGGTCATCGAGCGCGTCAGTGACACTCCGGGGGCCATGAATGCACGGGCGATGCCGAGCATCGAGAGAATGGCCCGCCGGGGGCTCCTGAGCCATCGCCAAGCTCACGCCGGGCAGCGGCTGTACCAGTGCTGGGCGCTCGGCATCGTCGGGGCGCGCGACGGCGACAGCGGCGGCTGCACCGTGTTTGACCCCGGTGGCTACACGGATCGACAGCTTGACGCGGCGCGGGAATACCGGGGGTTGCGCGACGCGGTCGGGCTGCGGCTGTGGTCCCTGACCTGGAATGTGGCGTGTAACGACTGGTCCTGCGAGCGCTGGGCGAACGAGATCGGCGGCGGCATGGACCGGAAAGGCGTGATCGCGCTGCTCCGGCACGCTCTCGACCTCGCCGCCGACCACCTCGGTCTGCCGGACACGTGATGACCGACGACGAGGACCTGCGCCGCGCGCTCCAGAAAGCGTCGTTCGAGGCGCGCAGGCTGGCCGCCGAAGTCGACAAGCTGAAATACAACCTCCGCAAGATGCGCCAGGAGCTGCGCCAGGAGCGGGCCGAGCATCGGCAAACCGCGCTCAAGCTGGCGGAGCGGACGGACGCACGTTAACGTTGATGCGCTTGACCAGCGGGCCGCTGCGTGATACGTCGGTGATATGCGCGCACTCGCGTCTCCAAATTCTAGCCGGCAGGGAAACCTCGCCGGCTTTTCTTGTGTCTGAAGATTTTTCCGGTAAACAAAATGATCGCTGACGAACCGCTGCCGAAATCGGCCGGGCGGCCGCCGTTCGAGCCGAGCGCCGAACAGCGCGCCAAGGTCGATGGCATGGCGGCTTGCGGTATCCCGCAGGCGCAGATGGCGCTGGTCATCGGGATCGATGAAGACACTCTGCGCAAGCATTTCCGGCATGAACTCGACACGGCGGCGCCGCTGGCGAACTTCGCCGTCGGCAAGACCCTGTTCGCCAAGGCTGTCGGCGGTGACGTGACGGCCGCCATCTGGTGGTCAAAGACCCGGATGGGCTGGAAAGAGAAGCAGGAGATCGCCCATACCGACGCCGAGGGCAAAAGCCTCGCCGTCGCCTTCGTCACAGCGCCGAAATCAGGCACTGATGCTGGTTGAGTTCCCCGAAGCGCTGGAGTTTCTTTTCACCCCGGCGCGGACGAAATGCTGTTGGGGCGGGCGCGGGTCGGGGAAATCGTGGGGCATCGCGCGGGCTCTGCTTGTCCAGGGCGCGGCGAAACCTCTCCAGATCCTATGTGCCCGCGAGATCCAGAAGTCTGTCGCTGACAGCGTCCACCGACTTCTGGTCAACCAGATCGAGGCCATGGGCCTGAGTGACTTCTACGAGGTTACCAACACGTCGATCCGGGGCCGCAACGGGACGGAGTTCACGTTCGCCGGCCTGCGGCACAACGTGAACAGCCTCAAGTCGGTCGAGGGCACGTCGATTTGCTGGGTGGAAGAGGCTCAGACCGTGAGCAGGGCGTCTTGGATGACGCTGATCCCGACGATCCGCAAGCCTGACTCCGAGATATGGATCAGCTTCAATCCCGAACTGGACACGGACGAGACGTACGTACGCTTCGTCAAAGACCCGCCTCCCGGCGCCATCGTCCGCAAGATCAATTGGTCCGACAACCCGTGGTTTCCCAACGTCCTGCGCGACGAGATGGAACTGTTGCGCGAGCGGGATCATGACGCCTACCTGACGGTTTGGGAGGGCCATACGCGCCAGGTCCTCGACGGCGCGATCTTCTCACAAGAGATCCGCACGGCCACCAAGGACCAGCGCTTCACGCGCGTACCGTACGAGCGCGCCAAGCCCGTGCAGACGTTTTGGGACCTCGGCCGCGCCGACATGACCAGCATCTGGTTCGCCCAGCAGGTTGGCTTCGAATACCGGCTGATCGACTTCTACCAGTCGCGCGGCTACGACCTGTCGCACTACCTCAAGGAACTCCAGAAGCGGGAATACGTCTACGGCACCTGCTATCTGCCGCACGACGCCAAGCATGAACTTCTCGCCAGCCCGCGCACCATCGCCAAGCAGGTGGAAGACGCCGGCTACCGGGTCGAGGTGGTCCCCGTCACCCGCAAGGCAGACCAGATCAACGCGGCGCGCACCGTCTTTCCGCGCTGCTACTTCGATGCTGACAAGTGCGCCGATGGCCTGAACGCGCTCCGCCGCTACCGCTACGGCGTCAACCCGGAGACGGGGCAGTACTCCAAGGACCCTCTCCATGATGACGCATCACACGCATCGGATGCATTCCTTATGTTCTCGCTCGCCATAACGGATGGTGCGGATGACGGATGGTCTAAGCCTTTGAAGCCTGATCTCGGGTGGGTCGTTTGATGCTGGCGCCGGCGGGTTATGCCGGAGTGCCGGCTGCGGTTCTCCTGCGCAATGGCGAGATATCAGAATGCATCGGTATTCTTCGGGGATATCAATCCTCGGAGGCACCGGCCATGGCTTTCTATGTGTACTTTCACTGCCGCCCTGACGGCACACCGTTCTATGTCGGCAAGGGGCATGGGCGGCGCGCATATAACATGCAGTATCGGCGCAACCCGCATCACCTGAACATCATCGCAAAGTACGGCGCTGAGAACATCATCGTTGAACTGTTCCCCGTCGCGTCTGAAGCTGAAGCCTTCACGCTGGAGTGCGAGAAGATAGCTGAATTGCGCGCTGCTGGCGTGAAGCTCGCCAACCAGACGACCGGCGGCGAAGGCTCGGCGGGGCGCCCTATGTCTGAGAAGACAAGGCTGGCCGTTTCCCGGCGGGGCAAGAAGTTGTCTGCTGAACACATCGCCAAGATCAAGGCAGCCAACACAGGCAGGCAGTTCTCCGCTGAAACATGCGAGAAGCTGCGCCAGAACATGCTTGGCAAGAAGCGCCCCGCGCATGTGATGGCTGCGCTGAAGGCTGCGAACTTGGGCCGCAAACTGTCCGAAGCCCACAAGGCCGCGCTTCAGCCATCGCTGGAGAAGGCGCGCGAGGCGGCGAAGGAATGGCACGCTTCGGAAGACGGCCGCGCATGGCATAAGCAGCACGGCAAAGCGACGTGGAATGCGCGGAAGCTGCTGGACCTCACTTGCAAGCAATGCGGCAGTTCCTTCACATCGTACTGGTCGAGCGCGGCGATCTGCTCGAATAACTGCCGAGCGGCAGCGCGACGGGAAAGCGGCATTGATAAGACAGATCGCGTGTGCGTGACCTGCGGCACGACGTTCATCACGAATAAGTACGCGAAGGCGCGGAACTGCAGTCCGGCATGTGCTGGCGTGGCGCAGAGCCAAACGAAAAGGCGCAAGCATGCCGACTAGCCCCAAGCCCCTAAGCGATGATGATATCAAAGCTATTTGCGGGAAAGAAATTGCTGCCGCTGAAAGTCATGTTGGGACGCTTTCTTCGGCAAGGCAAGACGCGCTTGACTACTATCTTGGAAAAAACAGGTGGGCCAGCAAGCCTGGGCAATCTTCTGTTGTCACCAGAGAAGTTCTTGAGGCGACAGAGTGGCTTCTCCCCCAGATCATCAAAGTCTTTGCTTCTACTGACGAGATTGTTCGGTTTGAGCCTCAAGGGGCGGAAGACGAACAACTGGCGGAGCAAGCTACCGATTTCGTGAATTTCATATTCAATAGAGACAACCCAGGGTTTTTAATCCTTCACACCTGGATAAAGGATGCCCTGATCGGTGGATTGGGCGTGGTCAAGATCTGGTGGGAGGACGAGACCAGGTACCGGACGCTGGACATGGGCGGGCTGTCCGAGATGCAGCTAGCATTGCTGACGCAGGACCAGAACGCCGATATCACGGCGGCGGAGCAGGTCGAGGGGCCGCTTGGGCCTGATGGTCAGCCGACAGTGCTCTACGATGTCCGCCTGACCTACGCCGAGCCGGACGGCCGCGTGTGCGTCGAGCCCGTGCCGCCGGAAGAGTACCTGTTCCTCCCGACCGTCAAGAGCGATGCCGATCCGGGGCAGGGCCATCGGCGGCGCGTTACGCAGAGCGACCTGATCGAAGCCGGCTATGATGCGGGGCTGGTGGACGATCTGCCGACCGCTGACGAGGATGACGAGTGGGGCGAGCGCAGCCATCGGCTCCAGCCCAGTGCGCTGGAGGACGCCAACCGCGACAGCCGCGACCGCGCGTCCAGGCTGATCGAGGTTACCGAGTGGTATACCAAGCTCGACATCAACGGCGACGGCCGGACCGAGTGGGTCAAGGTGACGCTCGGCGGCGTCAATGACAGCAAGGTGCTCAACGTCGAAGAGGTGGACGGGCCACCGTTCGCGGTGCTGAGCCCGATCCTCATGCCGCACCGTCTCAACGGGCTGTCGATTGCCGATCTGGTTAAGGATCTGCAGGAGATAAAAACGTCGATTACTCGGCAGATGCTGAATTCGCTCTATCTGGCGAACAAGCCGCGCACATGGGCGGTTGACGGGCAAGTCAATCTGCAAGAACTCCTCAACAGCGAGGCGGGCGGTGTTGTCCGCGTCAAGGCTCCCGGCATGGTTGGCGAACTAAACAGCCAATTTGTCGGCCAAGCCGCCTTCCCGATGCTTGAGTATGTTGACCGGGTACTTGAGGGGCGAAGCGGCGTTTCAAAGCTGTCCCAAGGCATCGACGCGGACGTGCTGAAAGGCGGGGCGGCGGCGGCGCAGACTGCCACGGGCGTTGCGGCGCTCCAGTCCGCCGCTCAGCAGCGTGTCGAGTTGATCTGCCGCGTCTTCGCCGAAACCGGCATCAAGCGCGCGTTTTCGCTGATCCTCCAACTGGTCACCCGCTACCAGCAGAAATCCCGCGTCGTCCGGCTGCGGAACCAGTGGGTTGAAATGGACCCGCGCTCGTGGAACAGCAACATGGACCTGACGACGGAAGTGGGGCTCGGGACCGGCAATAAAACCGAGCAGCTCGGCATTCTGGCGCAGATCCAGGCCACACAAGAAGGCATCATTCAGAACGGCGGGTACGGCGGTCTAGTGTCGCCGCAGGAGTATTACCATACGCTGGCCCAGCTCGTGAAAATCGCCGGGCTGAAGAACGTTGACCAGTACTTCCGCGATCCCAGCCAGCAGCCGCCGCAGCAGCAGCCCCAGCAGCAGCAGCCCGACCCGAACATCATGATGATCCAGGTTCAGGCGCAGGTCGAGCAGGGCAAGCTGGCGCTGGAGCGTGAGAAGATGATCCGCGCCGATGACCGCGAGCGCGACAAGCTCGACGCTGACATCTCGCTGAAGGCCGCCGAGCTTCAGGCCAAGTACGGGGCGCAGGTCAACATCGCGCAGATCCGAGCCGCCGTCGAGCGTGACCGTGAAGCGATCCGCCAGCAGGGCCAACTGGCCCAGCAGCAGATGCAACCGCCACAGCAGATCCAGTAACGCACCATGACCGACGACGAACTAGCGCTGCGGCGACGGGTCGCGGCGGCCGAACGCGCGCGCGCTTACATCGATGACCCGCTGCTGGTCGGCGCCTTCGAGGCGCTCGACGCCCGCTACCTGCTGGCGTGGCGCAACAGCCCGGCCGACAAGCCGGAAATGCGCGAACGCCTGTGGCTCTACCTCCAGGCCATCGCCGAGGTCAGGGCCGAACTGAACACCGCGCTTGAGGACGGGGAAATGGCTCGCGCCGCCCTGGACGAAATGCGCGCTGGCATCACCAACCCCTAAGACCACGAGAGCACCATGGACGTAGATAGCGCCAACCCGGCAACCGGGAGCGAAGGAACCTCCGCGCCTGACCCCGTGGATTTGATCAGCGGCATGTTGGATCGGGAGGACAACGGATCGGGCAAGCCCGACCGCGACCCGGCACCCCAGAAGCCGCGCGATCAATCTGGGAAGTTCGCTTCTCAGAACCCGAACCCGGAGCCGGAAGAGATCCCGGAGCCGGGACCGGAGACACCGCCCGACGAGGGCGAGGACGAAGACGGCGACGCGCCCGAACAGCCCGAGCAGCCCGAAGCGGAGCCTGAGCTTTACACGGTCAAGGTCGATGGCCGCGAACAGCAGGTGACCCGCGAGGAGTTGCTGAACGGCTACCAGCGCCAAGCCGACTACAGCCGCAAGACGATGGAGTTGGCCCAGCAGCGGCAAGCCGCTGAGGCAGAGTTCCAGCGCGTCGCGGCTGAGAGGCAACATTACGCTACACAACTCGATCAAGTCGCAGCCGTGCTTCAAGCGACGCTGCCGCCCCGTCCGCCCATCGAGATGCGCGACGCGGACCCGATTGGATACCAGAACGCCAAAGAGGACTGGGAGATCCGCGTCGGGCAACTGCGGAACGTGCTCGCCGAGCGGGACCAGGCGCAGCAGCAGCAGCAGCAGCACATGCAGGCGATGCAGCAGCAGACGCTGCAGCAAGCCCGCGCGCAACTGGTCGAGATGCTGCCGGAGTGGAAGAAGCCGGAAGTAGCCAAGGCCGAGCAGCCGAAAATCGCGGAACACCTTCGGGCAATCGGGTACGCGGACCACGAAATCGCCGCCGCCGCCGATCCGAGGGCCGTCCTGATGGCCCGCGAAAGCATGCTGTACCGCCAGCTCATGGCGTCCAAGCCGACAGTCCAGAACAAACTCGCGACAGCCCCACGGATGGTAAGACCGGGCGCGGCAGGGCCGGCGCCGGACCAGAAGAAAGCTGTCATCTCCAACGTGAAACGCAGCGGTGGCAAAGATATGGATGCCATCGCGCGCCTGATTGAATTGGGCTGACCAATGGCTGTACCCGCCAATACCGCACAGACGTACCAGTCGTCTGTGATCGCCGAAGATCTGTCGAAGATCGCCGAACTCATCGCCCCGACCGAGACGCCGTTCCTGACCGCGATCCGCAAGGGCACTACGGTTTCCACGCATCCCGAGTGGGTCACCGTGGACCTCGCTAGCGCGAGCGACACAAATGCGGAAATCGAGGGCAACGATGTCACCGCCGACGCCATGACCGAAGGCGTCCGGCTGTCGAACTATACCCAAATCAGCGATAAGGTCGCACAAGTCTCCAGCACGCGCGAAGTGGTGGACGAGAGCGGCGACCTGAACCGCATGAGCAAGCAGCTTGCCCTGAAGACGCAGGAGCTGAAGCGCGACATCGAGAAAACCCTGCTGAGCAACAAGGTCGCGTCGGCGGGCAGCGCCTCGACCGCCCGCACCTCCGCCAGCTTCGCGTCGTTCCTCCAGACCAACGTGTCGCGCGGCACGTCGGGCGTGAACCCGGTGCTGTCGGGCACCACCAGCGGCTACCCGACGACGGCGGCGGTGGACGGGACGCAGCGCGCCCTGACCGAAGCCCTGCTCAAGACCGTGCTGGCCCTGGCCTGGACCAACGGCGGCGATCCGTCGCTCGTCTTCGTGGGGTCTGCCAATAAGCAGCTCATCAGCGCCTTCACCGGAAATGCGACCACGTTCCGTGAAATGGATAGCAGGAAGATTGTGGCCGCCGTCGATAAACTCGCCGCATAAGTGGTAATGTTGACGTGAAACTCGGCTATATGCTGGAAACCCCTAAAGCTCCCGGTACCGTAGTCAGGGATAATGCTACCCTGATTATGGTGACAATCCGTGGAGATGGAACAATGGGCAATCAGCAGGAAAGATCGTTGTCTTGGTTGGGCGGGATCGTTGATGGGGAAGGTACTATCAGCGTCCAGGTCTACACCAAACCAGACGGTTGCGTTCGCTTAACTCCGTATGCATGCATTGTGAATTCCGATGAAGGAATACTGTCGGAATGCAAGCGTATCCTGACTGAAATGGGTGCTGTGTGGCGGCCTTGCGGCGTCAGCGGCGGCATCAACAAGAACTGCACCAACCTGCGGATGGATGGCGAAAAGCCGATGATGGCTTTCCTGCCGACCATTCGCCCGTATCTGCGTTCGACACAGAAGGCAGCGGCGGCGGACGTGGTGTTGCAGTATCTGGAAAGCAGGAAGCGGAATTATCTGCGGCGCGATGCGCTGGGGCGGGTTATGCGGGCCGGGTACACCCGTGCTGAAATCGAGTTGATAAGCTCGATCCGCACCAAAGCGACAGCGAAATCCTCAGAGGCCATATGCCGGGCTCCGAACGTGATTTCGGATGAAGATATGGTCCGACCCAGCGGGAAACCGCTGGAGGCAGGCGGAACTAGAAACGACCTGCCCACTCTCGACCAGCCGATGCGCAAGCTGACGCAGTTCATCCTCTTCGGTCGGGAGGGGTAACAGACGTGATCTACGTAGGCGACTTCGGTGAGGTTCAGATCGTCCCGTCCCGCCTTATGCGGGCACGCGACGCCCTTGTAGTTACTCCTGACAAGATCGAGATTGCGTACCTCCAAAAGATGGCCCAGGAGCCTTTGGCGAAAACTGGGCACTCCGAAAAGAGAATGGTCAAATGTGAATGGACTTTGAAGGTACTCAATGAGAGAGCCCATGGAATTGTGGCTGACCTCTCGTAGTACCTAAGCAGAGTTGACAACAAAGGCGGCGACTTCATGTCAGCCGCCTTTTTCATTTCCAGGGAGAACCACCATGGTCAAGAAGCTAGCCGAAGAGACACAGAAGGCGGTCGAAGAAGCTGAAGAGGCTGCGAAGTCGTCGGGGACACTTAACCCGGCTCTTGAGCCTGAGAAGTCGAAGATGCCGGAGCCCGGCACCACGCCGGACTTGGATGTCATGACCACGGATCAGGCAACCAGCCTCAACCCCAACGTTGTGGTTTCGGGGACCAAGCCGGACGGCGAAGGGGGGCAGGTGCTGCTAGACGTTGTAGACCCTGCCGTTGCCAACGCGGGCATTCTCGGGCCGACAGCGGTTCGCAAGCCGCAGAGCCCCAGCGACGCGCCGGAAGACACAGCGCAGCGGCCGGGCGAGGGCCAAGTGCTGTTCGAGACGACTGCCGACAACCAGCCCTTCTGGTCGGGCAATGGAGTTGGGCAGGGCGGGCCGCTCGCGAAGGGTTCCAAGACCGTCATGAGCAAAGAGGAAGCCGAGCTTTTGGTGCAGACCAAGGCGGGCCGGATCGTTTCGGCTGATGCGCCTGCCGAACCGGCTCCGGCTCCGGCGCCCAAGGCTTCAGCCCGCAACGCTAAAGTCGAAGGCAACGAAGCGGAATGATCCGGACGCGCCTCGTTGAGGATGGCGACGGCTCGCTGATCGTGCATCGCGAAGCCGACGTTGAGCCGCTGCTGGAAGCCAACAAGGCGCTGTACACGATGAACGATGGTTACAGCCCGTCGCGCGAGTTGCGGCGGGCTGCGTCGGTGCCAATGGCTATCATCGAGAAGTGGAAAAATGAGTTGGGGGTGGACGTGTTCAATCCCGACCACAAGGAAGCCGTTCGTCGGCTGCTGAACTCCAGCGAGTATTTGTACCTGCGCACGGCGCCGGGGCGGCTTTAGGCATGGGGTTTCGACAGACCTTCGCGCCGGGGCCAACCATGGCGCTGGCGGTCGGCGACGCCAGCACGCGCGCGGCGCTGCCGGTGGGCGGCGTCAACTGCCGGATAACCAATCTCGGCGACCGGCCGCTGTGGGTGGAGTTCGGTGACGCCGCCGTGGTTGCGGCTCAGGCCAACAGCCTTGCCGTGCTGCCCATGGCGGTCTCCATGATGCGGATGCCGACGGGCGCGACGCACGTCGCCGTGATCAGCCCCGGCAAGGACCCGATCTCGGTCAACATCACGTTCGGCGAAGGATCGTAACAGTATGGCCTTGGACACGTACGCGGCGCTCCAGGCGAGCATAGCCGCCTGGCTGATGCGCGACGACCTGACGGCCGCGATCCCGGATTTCATCGCGCTGGCCGAGGCCGACATGAACGCCAAGCTTCGGCTGCGGGCGATGCTGACGACGGTGACGGTGGATGCGACGGGCGGCGCGCTGCCGGACGACTGCCTCGCGGTGCGCTCGGTCGAGCTTGCGGACTACGGGCATCTCGGCTTCGCGGCCGATGCCGATACGGCCCAGTTCTCGAACGCCTACCGGGGCGGGGATGCCCGCTGGTACGGCATCGACGGCGATACGCTGGTGGTTTCGCCCACCCAGGTGGGGGACGGCACGGTGACGCTGCGCTACTACGCGCGCATCCCGGCGCTGAGCGATAGCAACACCAGCAACCACGTTCTGGCAGCCTCGCCCGGCATCTACCTGTACGGCTCGCTGCTCCAGGCGGCGCCGTATCTGCTGGACGATGCGCGGATGCAGACCTGGGGCACGCTGTACACCCAGGCGCTGGACGGGCTGCAGGCGTCCGACGATGCCGCCGAATATCCCGGCCCGCTGGTCATTCGGACCGAGGGCCATTGGTAATGGCGACGTGGTTCGACCTGTCGCTGGTCAACGGCACGAGCCTGATCGACCGCTTCAACGCCATCGCCACGGCGCTGGGGCTCAAGGCTCCGCTCGCCTCGCCGACCTTCACGGGGACGGTGACCGCTCCGACCTTCGCGGGCGCCCTGGCCGGCAACGCCTCGACCGCGACGACCGCGGCCAAGGTGGCGAACACGCTGACGCGCGGCACCTATCTGACCGGGAGCAACTATGACGGCGCGGCGGCCACGACCTGGGCGGTCGATGCCACCAACCTGAACACGGCGAGCAAAATTGTCGCGCGGGACGCCTCGGGCAACTTCGCGGCCGGGACGATCACGGCCAACCTGACCGGCAACGTGTCCGGCACCACTGTCACGGCAACCGGCGCCGTGACTGGCGGGCGCTTCGTCACGACGGCGGGAGCGACCCTGACCATCGCGGCCGGGGCCGTCACCGTCACCAACGGCCTCCACAGCATTGACACCGAAGCGGCGGCCGCGACCGACGACCTCGACACCATATCCGGCGGGACGGCCGGCATGATCCTGATCCTGCGCGCGGCCAGCAGCACGCGCGACGTGGTGGTGAAGGACGGCACGGGAAACCTGCGGCTGGCGGGCGATTTCACGCTGAGCCACGCCGATGACAGGCTGGTACTCCTGGATTCCGGGGCATCCTGGATGGAGTTAAGCCGAAGTGACAATACCGCCTGATGGCGATCACGATCAGCCGGGACGCGCCCCCCTGGGCGCAGCGGTTCGCCGACGATGTGGCCCGCGAACTGGCCGCGACGCGGGCGCGCGGCTTCCCCGTGGTGCTCGCCTCCTTCGTCGTCGCCGATCTGCCGGACCCGGCGGCTTGGGTCGGCGGCTGGATTTTCGTGAGCGATGCCACGGGCGGCGCGGTGCCGGCTTATAGCGACGGGGTTTCGTGGAGAAGACCCAACTCGACGGTGGTGGATTGAACGTGGTATCCGCAAATGTCAATGTCTGGGGCGATAGTTCCGTAACGGCCTACCATGCCGGAATGCTAAAATTCGGCATGAAAACCATCAAGCCGCGCGTGACGATCCTCGGTGACGCCAAGGCCACCATGATCGTCTACAAAATCACCAACACAGTCACCGGTCGCAGTTACATCGGCATTTCAACGCGATCACTTAAGCATCGTGTCGCGGACCATGTTCATGAAGCGATGAATACCGCCTCGGCGGCACCGCTTCATGTCTCAATGCGCAATCGCGGGCTGGATGTATTCACAGCCGAAGTGCTGGAGCAGCACGATGATCTGGCAGCGCTGAACACTGCCGAAGTCCGGCTGATCGCGGAGCACGGCACGTTCGGCTGGCGCGGCTACAACCAGACGGCGGGCGGCGGCGGGCTGATGGGCATCACGTCCACATGGACGACGGCGCGGAACCGAGCCAACCGGAAACTGACGGAAGACGACATTCGGGCGATCCTGCTGGACACGAGGCAGGCGAAAGAGATTTGCGCGCAGTATGGCTTGAGCAAAGGCGCTGTGAGTTCAATCGCGCGCGGGAAGATCTACAAGGACTTGTACGACAATGTCTGCGCCACGCTGCCGCCCGAAGTTGTCGAGCGGAACCTGAAGTTCCGGACTGGCCCAAAACCTCACAAGCGGGGTGATCTCCACCATATGCGGCGCGATCCGGAACTGGCGCGGCGGACGGGGGAGAAGAAGCGTGGCAAGCATCTGCCGCACATTTCCGCCCGGAACATTGCCAACCGCACGCTGACCGAAGACGATATCCGGGCGATCCTGGCCGACACGCGCATAACCCAAGATATCGCTGACGAGTTCGGGAAGTCCTACACGCTCATTCACAACATCCGTTCCGGCAAGAAATACGCCGATGTTGTCGCAAGAATTCGCTCGGAGAACAGGTAATGGTTTCAACTCCTAGTACACGTCTACGGGTAGAATTGCAATCACTCGGCGAGAATTTGAACACCTGGGGCTCGAACAGGCTGAACGACGCGCTGGAGCGGCTGGACGAGGCTATCGCGGGCGTCCAGGCCATCACGATCAGCGGCACGGCGACAACCCTCACATCCACGAACTATGCGACCGATCAGGCCAGAAAGGCGGCGCTGGTGCTGACCGGCACCCTGTCGGCGAACAGCACCATCACGGTGCCGAACGTCGAGAAGCTGTACCTCGTCGTCAACAACGCGACGCAGGGCGCGTACAGCCTGACGATCAAGACGGCGGCCGGGAGCGGCTACGCGCTGCGCGGCGGGCCGCAGTGGGTCTATTGCGATGCGACGGACGTGTACCGCGCGACGCCTCGGCTGGACCAGACCCCGGCTCCGACAGCGGCGCTGGACCTGAACGGCCAGAAGATCACCGGCCTGGGCACTCCGACCCTTGGCACCGACGCGACGACCAAGACCTACGTGGACGCGGCGGCGAGCGCGGTTGACGCGACGGGGGCGGCCGCCAGCGCCTTGGCGGCGGCCGGCAGCGCCACAAGCGCAGCCTCCAGCGCCACGGCGGCGGCGGCTTCGGCCACGGCTTCGGCGGCTTCGGCGGCGGAGGCCGCGACCTCCGCCGCCCTGTCGTCCGGGCAAAGCGCGGTCCAGGGGCTCAACCGGGGCTTCGAGAGCTACGACGCGACCGCCGTGACGCTCAGCAACCAGGGTCGGGCCATGGCGACCGGGGGGGCCGTTTCGCGGGCGGCGCGGAGCGGGATCGGCCGGGCATCGGGCAAATACTACTTCGAGGTGAGGGTCGATGCCGGGACTTCGCTGATGTCCTTCGGCGTGGTCACCTCGGCCTATTCCATCTCAACCGCCAGCTCGAATATCGGGGCGATAGCCGCCGGCTGGAGTTTGGCGAACGCCGCGACCGATGGCTATTACCACGCCAGCGGCACGGCGGTAACGACCGTGGGCGCGTTCACGCCGGCGGCGGGCGATGTCTTCGGCGTCGCGGTGGACTTGGACACCGGCAAGTTCTGGGCGGCGCGCAACGGCTCCTGGTTCGCCAGCGGCGATCCGGCGGCGGGCACCAATGCGGGCATGACCGACGTGAGCGGCACCGTTTTTCCGGCTGTCGGCTCGACATCGTCGCAGACCTTCACGCTCCGGCTGGCGAGGCAGGAATTCAGTTACGCGCCGCCGTCCGGCTTCACGGCCTGGGCGGGGGAAACGGACCTGGCGAACAGCTCGCCGGTCCTGGCCGGGACGACGCGGGTTGCCGGGCGCACGGTCGCGGATGTGGTGGCGGCGGCGACCAGCACGCTCGACCTGACGCTGGGGCAGTATTTCACGCGGACGATCAACGGGGCGTCGAGCTTCGTCTTCAGCAGCCCGCCGACGACGGGGTTCTTCGAGTTCACCCTGAAGGTGATCCACACATCCGGGGCCATCACATGGCCCGCATCGGTGACATGGCCGGCAGCCACGACGCCGACGCTGAACACCAGCAAGGTGCACCTCTTCAAATTTCTCACCGACGACGGCGGCACCAAATGGCGCGGCATGGCCTGGGTGGATTACACGTCGTGACGCTGACCAAAGTGACATTCCGGCCGGGCGTGGTCAAAGACGACGCCCCGCTGGCGGCCGAGGGCGGCTTCGTGGATGCCGACAAGGTCCGGTTCCGCCAGGGGCAGGCGCAGACCATCGGCGGCTGGGAGCGGGCCAGCACGCAGCAGTTCAGCGGGATCTGCCGGGGGCTGCACGCTTGGGCGGGCAACGACGGGGCGCCGCGCGTCGGCATCGGGACGCACGAGGCGTTGTGGGTGTTTTATGGCGGCGGGTTGTATGACATCACGCCCGCTGGACTGGCGGCGGGCAACGAGGACGGTACCGGCGGCCTGGGCTACGGCACCGGCACTTATGGCACCGGCACCTATGGCACGCCGTCAACCGGGGACTATTTCCCGCGCACCTGGAGCCTCGCCAACTGGGGCGAGTATCTGCTGGCGAGCCCGAGGAGTGGCACCCTGTACGAGTGGACGGGGAACACCGGCACGCCAGCGGCCGAGATCACATCAGCGCCGGATGAGATCGGCTGCATGTGGGTGACCGCCGAGAGGATCGTGATGTGCGGCGGGGCAACCGAGTTCGGCGGATCGACCTACAACCCGATGATGTTGCGCTGGAGCGATCAGGAGGACAACACCAACTGGACACCAAGCGCCACCAACCAGTCGGGCGATCTGATCCTGAGCCAAGGCGGCCGCATCGTGCGCGGCATGGCGAGCCGCAAGACCAATTTGGTTTGGACCGATACCAGTTTGTATAGCCTGACCTACCTGGGCGACCCGCTGCTGGTCTACGGCGCCGAGCTGCTGGGGCAGGGGTGCGGCCTGATCGGGCCGAACGCGGCGGTGGAAGTCAACGGCGCGGCCTACTGGCTAAGCTCCAGCGGCGAGTTTTTCGTATACTCCGGCGGCGCGCCGCAGATCATTCCCTGCCCGGTGAAGCGGTACGTCATGGATAACCTGTCCTGGGTGCAGAGCGACAAGGTTTATGCGGGCGGCAATTCGGCCAATAGCGAAGTGTGGTGGTTCTATCCCGATCAGCGCGACGGCAACGAGTGCTCGCGCTACGTCATATACAATTACGCCGAGAACCATTGGTCGATTGGCACCTGGGATAGAACCGCCTGGGTAGACGCCGGGGTGTGGCAGCACCCGCTGGCGACGGACACGGATGGCTACCTGTACTTCCATGAGCGGCTGTCGTCAGCGGACGGCGGCGCCATCGTCGCGCATCTGGAAAGCGCGCCATCGGATATCGGCGACGGCGACGCGCTCATGGCGGTGACGCGGATCGTCCCGGACGTGGAAGACATGGCCGGCGGCTTGACCATCACGCTCAAGGGCCGCCAGTGGCCGGCCGGGGCGGAGACGGAGCACGGGCCGTATACGGTGCTGCCGACGACCGAGCGCGTGGACCTTCGCGCGACGGCGCGGCAGATGGCGATCCGTATCGACAGCGCCAGCGCGCCGTCATTTTGGAGACTTGGCGCGGTCCGGTTGGACATGACGCAAACCGGTTCGCGGAGATAAGCCATGGCACTAACGACCACGACGACCACCCCGACGGGCTGGGCCGCCAACGCCGCGCAGTCCAACTTCGGGCTCGCCCAGCAGATCGCCAACAAGCCATATCAGCAGTATCAAGGCAACATGCTGGCGGGCTGGGACCCGGCGCAGGCGCAGGGCTACAACACGGCGGTGAACGCGGCGACGAACAACATCGGCGGCGCGGCGATGGATGCTGGCCAGCAGGCGGCGCAGGGAGCCGCCGCGTTCCAGGGGCAGCAGGTGCAGCCGGGAGGCTACACGCCCGCGCTGCAGGCGGTCACCAACACTCAGGCCGCCTCGGCCGGGGCGGGGCATCTGCCCGCGTTTTACGGGGCCAACGCCGCGAACGCCGGACCGGCGCACCTCCAGTCGGTGACCAACACGAGTGCCGCCAACGCCGGGGCGGCGGCGCAGGCTCAGGCGGCGGCGATGCAGGCCGCCAACGCCGGACCCGCCTCGACCATGAACGCAGCCTCCGCCGGGAACGCGGCGCAGGCTCAGAGCTACGCCGCGCAGGCCGCCCTGGCCGGCAACGCCGCGACCATGACCCCGGCGCAGATGCAGGCCGCCAGGATGGCCGCCGCGAGCGCAGGTCCTGCCGCGCAGATGAACGCGGCTTCGATGCAGGCGCAGCAGGCTGGTCCCGCGAGCCAGATGGCGGCGGCGCAGATGGCTATGGCGAACGCCGGGCCGGCCGCCCAGATGCAGGCTTCGCTGGCGGGACCCGCAGGCCAGATGAACGCCGCCCAACTGGCGCGCGGCGATATCCGCAACGTCGCGAGCCAGAATTTCACCGAAGCCAACCTGCAGTCGTATCTCAACCCGTACACCTCGTCCGTCATCGATGCGAGCATGCAGCAGCTTGGCCGCAGGAATGATCTGCTGAACCAGCAGACCAACGCGGCGGCTGCGAAGGCCGGGGCGTTCGGCGGTTCGCGACAGGCGGTTGCCAATGCCGAGAACAACCGGGCCTATCTCGACACGGCGGCGCAGACCATCGCCGGGTTGAACAACACGAACTTCGCCCAGGCGCAGGCCGCGATCCAGACCGACCAGCAGCGTGCGCTCAACGCACAGCTCGCGAACCAGGGCCAGGATTGGAATGTCGGAAACCTGAACACCTCGAACGCCCAGCAGGCCGGTTTGCAGAACATGCTGGCGGGCAATGCCCAGAGCCAGTTCAACGCGGGCCAGCAGCAGACCGCGTCGCAATGGAACGCCGGGGCGGCCAATTCCCGTGGCGACCTGCAGGCGCAGTTGGCGCAGGAGGCCAACCGCGTGTCGAGCGGCTACGGGCAGGCCGCCAACGCCGCGAACATGGCGGCCATCAACGAGCGGGCGGCCTACGACACCGGCTTGCGGCAACAGGCCGCGCAGACCAACAGCGGCTATGCGCAGCAGGCGGGGGCCAACAACCAAGCCGCGATCAATAGCCAGAACCAGTACAACGCCGGGCTGTTGCAGGCCGCCAACCTCCAGAACAGCAATCTCGCCCAAAACGCCGCCAGCACGAACGCCGGTTTCCAGCAAAACGCGAGTGCCGCGAACCAAGCCGCAGCCAATGCGCGGGCCGATTTCAACGCCAGCCAGCAGCAAAACGTCAACCTCGCGAACAGCGCCGCCCAAAATCAGGCATCGATCTACAACACCGGCCAGACCAATTCCCAGAGCCAGTACAACGCGGGATTGCAGCAGCAGGCGGCCGCCAACAACATGTCGGCCCTGAACGACCGCCAGGATCTCCAGGCCAATCTGCAGCAGCAGGCCAACCAGGTCACCAGCGGCTACCAGCAGCAGACCGGCTTGCAGAACATGGCCGCGACGAACGACCGCTCGGCGCTGCAGGCGCAGCTTCAGCAGACGGCCAACAGTCAGACGGCGCAGGCGCACAACGCGGCGTCGCAAAGCCAGGCCGCGATGGCGAACGAAATGGCGCAGTACAACGCCGGCCTGAGTCAAGCCGCCAATTTGCAGAACAGCCTGCAGCAGAACGCCCAGAGCCGGGCGCAGGCCGACGCCGCCAACCAGATGCTGCAGTACAACGCGACCAACCAGCAGCGCGCCAACGAGCAGACGGCGGCGGCCCACAACACCGCCTCGGCGGGGCAGGCGGCGGCGGTTAACGAGGCCGGTCAGTTCAATTCCGATCTGAACCTGCGCGCCGGGCTGGCGAACCAGTCGGCCGCCCAGAACGCCGCCAACACGCGGCTGTCGGCGGCCAACGCCCTGAGCGGCATGGGCATGGATCAGCAGCAGCAGCAACTGGGCTACGCCAACGCGCTGTCGGGCGCGGGGGCCGCGCACCAGGCGCAGGGGCAGGCGGCGCTGACCAACGAGTACAATCAGTGGGCGGCGGGGCAGAACTACCCGCTGACGCAGCTCGGCATCCTGCAGCAGGGGCTGAACGGCTACAGCAGCGGCACCCAGCAGATAGCGCCGGGGGCGTCGAGCAACACCATGGCGAACGTGCTCGCGGGCGGGCTGGGCATCGGCTCGGCGCTCTACAACGCGCCGCAGCTCATCAGCGGCGCGAAGGCCGGGTACGATGCGATCTCCGGCCTGTTCGGCGGCGGCGGCGGGTCCTCGCTCGGCTTCTATGAGAACGGGATCTTCGGCTGATGACGGGCAAGCTCAAGAAATCACGGCCGACGCGGCGCGATGCCGAGGACGCCGCGACGCTGAAACACGCTGGCGATCCCGCGCACATCAACGAGCGTGAGGACCGGCTGCTTGGCAAGCTGATGCCGGAGGCTCACGGCGCGGTGGTCACGCGCGGCCTGCTGGCCGAGGCCGGACGGCGCGGCGACGACCGGGTGACGCGGCTGATCCCGGCCGAGGCGGCGCTGCTCAAGGCGCGCGGCGGCTCGGGCACCGTCAACCCGCTGAGCGGCCTGCTGGAGTACAGCACGGCGGGCGGCGGCGGCGGCGAGGGCGGCGACAACGGTGTCGGCGGGCCAGGCAACGGCAGCGAGGGCACCGGGCCGGGGCAGAGCTATGGTGGCATGGACGTTGGCGGCAACACCAGCTTCGGCAACTGGACCGATGATCCCAGCATGGGGCCGAGGGGCAGGGAGGACAGCATCGGGTACGGCGGCGGCGGCGGCCGGAGCGGGCAACTTGGCTATCGCGCCTATGACCCCATGACCATGCCCGCCGTCGAGAGCCTGCTGGCGGCGCCGAGCTTCATGCCCGAGGGCATGAGCATGAAGCAGTACGCGCCGCGCGACACGCTGGCGCGGCTGGTCCAGGAGTATTTCAAGCCGAGCGTCAAGGCTCCGGGCCGCTACGGCGCGCCGAGCGCTGTTGGGCCGGGCATCATGGGCACCATGGCGGGCTTCCTGGCCGGGCAGCCGATGAGCGCCATGATGGGGATCGGTGCGGCGATGGGCCGGGCGTCGTCGCCCGCGACGCAAGCCGCCAGCGCTGCCGAAGATGCGGCGCGGAGCGGCCACAACAGCGGCGGCCAGCAGCAGAGCCATAACCTCAACGAGATCGACGCCAGGCTGCAGCAGGCGTCCGGGCCGCCCGCGGCCGAGACGGTCGGCCAGGCGCCGCCCCCAGGGTACACCCTCAATCCGGCAGGGCAGATCGTGCCGCTGGCCGGGCAGAGCCAGGGGGACGACCGCGCCGCCTGGAAGGACCCGGCCCAGAACCTGCTGTACGATTACATCTGGCGCGGCCGCTCCGGGACCGGGGGGTTGCTGGGGTGAACAATCCGTCCCGTAAACGAGACGGCTTCTGTAGCAACGCACAGACCACTGTCTCACGTTGGCGCTACAAGGCCCGCTCCTGGCCCTTGGGCAAAAGCCCGTGTGTTTCTCTCTTGGTCGCATTGAGTTTTACGGACGGGGCTATCCCGTCCAACCGCATGAACTCCACGATGTCAAAGACCCAAGAGCCGCACCGGCATCAACGCCCAAGAGCAATTTCAGCTTCAGAGGACTATCCGGCCGTGTTCGATGATTTTACCTCAAATCACAGGGGGCCGCGCTTCCTCTGTCGGCTTAAGCCGACAGTCCCCGCGCGGGTTATCTGATGGTGATGATCAATCGATACGATCCGATCATATCCTCGGCGTCGAGGCGCTTCGGGGTGCCGGAAGAACGCATCCGCGCCGTGATGGGCGTCGAGAGCGGCGGGCGGGCCGACGCGGTGTCGCCGAAGGGCGCGGCCGGGCTCATGCAGGTCATGGCCCCGACGTACCAGGACCTCGCCAAGCGCCACGGCCTCGGGCCGGACAGGTTCGACCCGACGAACAACATCTTCGCCGGGACCGCGTACCTCGGCGAGATGTACGACCAGTTCGGCAACTGGGACGAGGCGACGCAGGCGTACAACATGGGGCCGGGGCGGGCCATGCGGGTGCGCAACGGGACCGCGACGGTGCCGGCCGAGACGGCGGCGTACCTGCCGAAAGTGAATGCCGCGCTTGGGATCTTCGATCAGGGACAGGGGGGCGATGTGGCACCAGGGTTGACGCGGCCGAGGCCGGGGCAGACTTCCGGCATGGGGCCGATGTTCGGGGCGGCCCGGCCGGGCCAGTCCCTGACCGGGCTGCTTGAGGTTGATGACGAGAACAACTTTTACGAGGGCCTGGGCGGCTTGCTCAACGTCGGGCAGGAGCCGAGCCAGCCGCCGCGCACAGATCCGGCAGCACTGCCGGGCACGACGCAGACCGACAGAGCGCCAAGCGAGCTTGGCGCTGGGCTCGGCATCAACGACAGGCTGAACGGCGTGATGCAGCAGTTGCTGGACCCGAAAACACAGCGGCCGCAGATGAGCCAGGGCGGCTACATGATGGCGGGCGCGCTGGGCGCGGTCAGTCCGCTGGCGGGGGTCCGGGACCGGAAAGTCGGCATCGGCGAACTGCTCGGCGCGCTCGGCGGCGGCCTGACCCGTGGTGCCATGGCGGGCGAAGAGGCGCGGCAGCAGCGGCTGGGCAGCGAATTCGACAACCTGTACAAGTTCGCGAGCGCGAAGAAGGCGCTGGCGCCGACGTCCGACGCGGATCGGTACAAGGTGGTCGGCAAGCAGGTCTACGACACGCAGACGAAGCAGTTCATCCAGTCACCGGGCGGCGTGGACCAGAGCGGGCCGCTGGAGGGGACCGGCATCGACGCGCAGATGTACAATACTTATGTGACGCTGTCGCAGAAGCAGGTGAGCGGCCAGCCGCTGAACCCGCAGGAAACCATGTTGCTGCAGTTGTCGGAACGGCATTTGATGAAACCGCGCGTGGTCCCGACTGCGAACGGCGGGTTTGCCGAAGTGTCGCCGCAGCCGCTGCCGGGCATGCCGCAGCCGGCGCCGGCCCCCCAGTCGCCGCCGCCCGGACCTGCCGTGACCTCGCCTCCCGCACAGCCTCCCGGAGCGCAGCCCCCGCCCAACCCGCGCGTGACCCAACTCCGCGAGGGCGCTCCGACGCCGAACAACGAGCAGTCACTAGCCGCCGGCTTCGCCAACCGCCTGAACGCCGCCAACTCCACGTTTGACCAGCTTGAAGCGAAGGGCTGGACAGGCCCCGGTGCGCTGGAGCGGAACCTCGGCAACGTGCCGCTGCTCGGCAACTACGCCATGTCCGATGAATACCAGCAGTATGACCAGGCCAAGCGCGAGTTCATCAACGCTCAGCTTCGTCGGGAGAGCGGCGCGGCCATCGGTGAAAGCGAGTTCGAGAACGCGGACAAGCAGTATTTCCCGCAGCCGGGAGACAGCGAGGCCGTGCTGAAGCAGAAGCGCCAAGCCCGCGAAATGGCCGTGCGCAACATGGTGAAGGCGGCCGGGCCGGCAAAGCCGGACTTCGAGATGAAGCCGCCGGGCGGGGACGCTCCTGACCCGCTGGGCATCCGCCGATGACGACGATTGCCGAGGTGCGGGAGAAATTCCCGCAGTACAACGACATGTCCGACGCGGACCTGGCGGGCGCGCTGCATCAGAAATTCTATACCGACATGCCGCTGGCGGAGTTTCACGACAAGATCGGCTTCACGGCGCCGGACCCGCTGAACGTCAATGCGCCGCCGGATCGCGGCTTGCTCGGCGGCATCAACAACTTCGTCGGCGGGACGGCGGACGCGGCGACGCAGGGGCTGACTTTCGGCTTCGCTGACGAGCTTGGCGCAGGCGGGCGGGCACTGGCGCGCGGCGCAACCAACCTGATCCAGGGCAAGGACGCGGATCTCTCCGGCAACTATGACCGGGCGCTGGCCGATATCCGGGGCCGGGAGAAGCAATTCGCGGAAGAACACCCGGTAGCGAGCACGACGGCGAACATCGTCGGCGGACTGGCGACGGGCGGGCCGGCGGCCAAAGCGGTGGTGGCGGCGCCAAGCATCCCGCGCGCCATCGGCACGGCGGCGACGACGGGAGCCGGCTACGGCGCGCTGGGCGGCTTCGGCGCGGGCGAGGGCGGCTTCGAGAACCGCATAGCCTCGGCGGGACAGGGCGCGGCGCTGGGCGGGCTGTTCGGCGGCGCGCTGCCGGCGGTCGGGGCTGTCGGCAACCAGATCGTCGGCAAGGGCATAAACCTGTTCGGTCTGAACAACCCTCGCAATACGGCGCTTGATCAACTCAATCGGGCGCTGGTGCGGGACGAGACGACGCCGGGCGCCGTGCAATCGACGCTGAGCGGCACCACAAAGCCGTACGGCATCGTGGACAGCGCGGGGGACAGCGCCACGCGCTTGGGCCGGGTGGTGGAAACGATCCCCGGCAAGGGCAGCAATCAGGCCAAGCAGTTCCTCAACGAGCGGCAGGCGGATCAGGTTGACCGGGTCACCGAGGATATCACCACGCACCTCAGCCCCGGCAATTTTCACCAGACGCTGGACGATCTTGACCGGACCCGCCGGGCGACAGCCGCACCGCTCTACGACGAAGCGTATGCCCAGCCGCTGGTCTGGAACGCCACCATCGAAACGCTGCTTGACCGGCCCTCGACGCGAAGCGCGCTGAAGCGGGCGCACGGCATCGCGGCGGAGGAAGGGCGCGACCCGACCGGGCTGGGACTTGATCTGGACGCCGATGGCAACGTGAAGATCAACAAGACCGCAGCCAACATGCAGACGCTGGATTACGTCAAGCGCGGGCTGGATGACGTGGTCGAGCAGTTCCGCGACACGACGACCGGCAAGCTGGTGCTGGACGAAAGCGGCAAGGCGATCAACCAGACCCGCGCGCGGTTCGTCAAATCGGTCGATGCCATCAACCCGAAATACGCAGAGGCGCGGGCGGCGTGGGGCGGCCCAACGCAGACGATGGAAGCGGCACGGCTGGGCCGGCAGTACGCCAGCGGCGATGCGGAAGTGACGCTTGAGAGGTTCCGCCGCCTGTCGCCGGGGGATCAGGACGCTTTCCGCCTCGGCGTGGCGCGCGAACTGGCCGGCAAGGTCGAGAACACCCGCGACACGCATAACGCCGTGCCGAGGATCTTCGGCAGCAAGGGCCAGCGGACCCGACTGCGGGCGCTATTCCCCGACCAGGGGAGTTTCGACGCCTTCGAAAAGGGCATGAATGAAGAGATCCGCATGGCGCAGACGCGGCAGGCGGTGACCGGCAACAGCGTGACCAGCAGGATCAATGCGGAGCAGGAGGACGCGGGCAATCTGGCAAACGTCGCCGTCGATTATGTCAACGGCGGGGCCGGGGGGGCGACGCTTGGGCTGTTCAACCGGGCCATGAACCGGACGCGCGGATTGAATGAAGCGACCACGGAGCAGCTATCGCAAATGCTGTTCACATCGGATCGTGCCGTTCAAGCCCAAGTGCTTGCCGAGCTTCAGCGGCGGCAGGCGCAGGTTGAACAGCGGGCGCGGGCGGGCATGGGCTTGCTGGGTGCGGGGACGGCCGGCACTGCGAACCTGATCGGGCAGGGGCTGGCGACGAACGAATGAAGCGCCGCAACGAAGGCGTCGCCGCGCTGGCGTACCTCGGCGTGGTGGCGCTTGTCGCGCTGGTGGTCTACGGCTTCCTGCTGGCGTATGCGCCAAGCTAAAGCTTGGTCGCAGGGCTGACCTGTGCGCTGGCTGCACGGGGTATTCATCGCCCTGGCGGCGGTGTGGATCGTGGTCGGCATCGCCATGGTCTTCGTTCATGCGGCGCGGCCGGCTGAGGGCGCGGAGCTGCGGCCGGGCGAGTTGTCCTTGCTGGTGCGCGTCGTCGCGGCCGAGACGACCGGCGAACCAGCATCCGGGCAACGGGCCGTGGCCTGGACCGTCATCAACCGGCTGCGTGAACCGGAAACCTACGGCAAGACGATCACCAAAGTCATCCTGCGGCCGTACCAGTACGCCAAGCCCGCGCCGCTGGACGAAACCTCAATAGCTTACCTCCGCGCGCTGCTGGCGACGGTGCAGGCGCTCCTCGGCGAAGGTGGGGACAGTTCGAATGGCTCGACGCACTTCGCCCGCTGCGATCTGCGGCCGCAGCCGCCATGGATGCGGACGTTCGAGAGGCGGGCCGTTCATGGCGCGCATTGCTTTTTCAGACGACGGAGCAGGAATTGACGCGCAGGATCAACGCGGCCGGGCGAAAGCTGATTTGCGATTTCGAAGGCTGCCGCACAAAGGCTTATCGCTGCCCAAGAGGGATTTGGACATGCGGCCGGGGCTCCACGGGTCCCGACGTGGTGGCGTCAACGGAATGGACGATGGAGCAGGTAGAGGCGAGGTTCGACGCCGATCTGCGGAAGTTCGAGGAGGGGGTGAGCCGGCTGGTCAAAGTGCCGCTGAATGACAACATGTTCGCGGCGTTGGTTTCATTTTCCTACAATCTTGGACTGCGGACGCTGGAGAATTCCACGCTGCTGCGGTTGCTGAACAGCAAGGATTTCCGGGGAGCGGCGGATCAGATGCCGCGATTTTGCCATAGTGGGGGGCAGGTTTTGAGTGGTCTTGTCAGGCGCAGGGCGGCGGAGCGGGATCTGTTCCTGACGCCGGTTCCGCGCGGGCGCTAGGTGCCGCTGGAGGGCGAGCGGGCGCGGCGGCTTATCACCGCCATCTTGCAGAACGTCGGCAATTGGGAGGAGCGTTTGGAGGAAATCGCCAGTCACGCCACCCCCGGAAACCGCGTCCGGAGCCTGAGCCTGTTGCGCGACATGGAGATGTTCAAGCTTTCGTTGTGCCGGCTGGCCCGGATGGAGGGCGAAGCGGTCTACGAGACGCCGGCCGACAAGCCGCCAGACGAATGACGCCGGAGAAATCGGCGCTGATCCTGCGTGGCGTGGTCGGCAGCCTCGAACTGTGGATCGGTGAGTTGCAGCAGATCGAGCGGGCTTGCGCTGCGTGCCCCGGCAGGGTGGCGCACCTGCTCGCCAGCATGAAGCAGGGGCATCGCGCGCTGCGGCAACTGATCGAGCGCGACTCGGCGGATTAACTC